GTTGTGTTACGATGTAACCTAATTCGCTTACCTTGACTACACTTCCTTATAATCATAGCTTACGCTTCAGCTTCCTCTTCTTTATCTTCAGCAAGAGCCTCACGAAGTTTTTCTATGAACGCATCTTTACCAACACTTATTTGATCTAAGTTAAACTGCATAGAGTTCATCTTATTTTGTAAGTCATTAATGTGGTTAAGAAGTGCTTTTTGTTCATCTGTCATATCTTCAATGATATACTCTTTGTCATCGAAAGTTAAAACAGGCTTTTGTTCTTTTTCTTTTTTAGCCATTATTTAGCTCCTTTGTTTGTTAGTTAAAATCTACTTTGATTCTAATTCTTTTACTCTTGCAGATAACTCTTGAACTGCTTTAATTAATGGAAGAACAAATGCTTCAAAAGATACACTCTGTCTTCCATCATCTCCTTCATCCCATCCACTAAAAGTATCTACGCCTTGCTTATCCAATGCTTGTTTTACTTCTTGAGCAATTAAACCGTGAATAACTTTATCGCCACCCATTGGTTCTTTGTCATCAGCGTTATAAGAAGTCCATTCTTTTGGAAATTCGCTTGGTGATTTATGCTTATAAGTTACTGGTCTAATATCGTTTATAAAATCAAGACCAAGTGTATCATCTTTTATTTCTTTCTTTTGTCTTTCATCAGAAGAATGTGTCCAAGTAGCATTTGAATTGAAATCATTATGTATGTATGATGAATCATTACCAATATAAACTCTATTATCATTGTCTGATGCAGTTAAATTATTTCCTATAATAATGTTATTATTATTATCTCCACTTGCAACATCACAATTATGTCCTATTATAGTATTTTCACCGCCCGATGTAAGAGTATTTCCAGTATTGTAGCCAATTAATACATTGTAATATCCATTTAAAATCTCTGAACCAACTCCAACACCAATTCCAATATTATAATCAGCATCTGCGTGATTAGCTTTTTTTAACGCTTGATAGCCTATTGCGACATTTCCCTCGCCAGTAGTCATTGCTAACCCAGCTTCATATCCTAGCAGTGTATTATTAGTACCAGTTGTCATATTATAACCTGCGTGATATCCTAGTGCAGAATTTCCAGTATTTTCATCATTACTATCACTATTTTGATTATATAGAGCATGATATCCTATAGCAGTTGTACCTCTACCAACATCTTCTTGTGATAATGCTTGAACACCAACAGCCGTATTATAGTCTCCAGTCGACATATTATCCATAGTATTTGCACCAATTGCTGTATTTGCAAAACCAGTTGTAATATTAGCACCTGCATTACTACCTATAAGAGTATCTTCAATACCATTTGTCATAGAAGCACCAGCTCTGTGTCCAACTGCGGTATTATTTACAGTTCCAGTTCTTCCTTCTTGATTTGATAATGCTTGGTATCCTACTGCGGTGTTAAAGTCTCCATCATCTTCATTCATTAATGCTTGATATCCTACTGCAGTATTTTTTTCTCCTGATGTCAAAGTAGTAAGTGCTGAACTACCTATGGCAACAGTTCCAGTTTGACTACTTGAGCCAATACTTTTCATTGCATCTCTACCAATTACAACATTGTGTGACATTGAACCAGTACCAGTTTTACCAGCTTCCATTCCAATTATTACATTATTATCACAACCTGAACTATTTATTGAATCCCCAGCACTTGCACCAATAACTACATTGTTATTTTCACCATCACTTGCAGTTTTAAATGCATCATCTCCAATAACTACATTTTTTTCATTATTAGTGAATGATGAACCTGCATTAAATCCAAATATTGTATTATCTGTACCACTATCATTATTAGATAGGCTAATGCGAGAGTTTCCATCGAGTACAAGTCTATTTGCTAAACTACCACTTCCTTGTGTTCTAAAAAACATAGTTGCATCTTCAGTCCCATCAGATATATCATCGTGATTTACGTATATTGTTGCATATTCAATCTCTTCAGGTGTTCCAGCATCATTCATTCCTTTAAATCTAATCACACCTGAATCATCATTGTTGTTAGCCGCACCACTAGTTAAAAATATTAATTGACCAGCTAAAGCATTATCTCCTGTATTTTCTAATTTAATAATTGGATCTGAAGCAGTAGATGAACTTATGTGCAAAGTTGAATCTGGTGAGGATTCCCCGATACCAACTCGTTTATTGCCATGATCTATAGCCATAACTACAGCATCGCTAGTTCCAAGAAAATGTAAATCTACATCATAAGTACCACCAAATTGTAAAGTTCCAGCACCAGTTTTTGTAACTCTATCTTGAACTAAAACATAATCATATAAATATATATTTCCACCACCATTAATCGAAATATGACCTGAACCTGTTATATCTAAATCACCACCACTTGTAATATATAATTCAGCGTGTTTATCGTTACGGTCATCATATCCAGTTATTTTTAATCCTTGATTATCAGCACCTTGAAATATATGAAATTGTTCTGTTGGAACACTTGAACCAACGGATATTTTACCACTAGAATCAATAATCATTCTTACAGTAGAATTAGTTACTAAATCCATACTATCATCACTATGGTCGTATGAAACTCTGCCGGGATTTTTACTATTAGCATCTCCAAAAACAAAATGCGAACTACCTGCAGTACCAGCAATAGCGTATATTGCGGCTATATCACTAGTATCGTTATTATTTTGAGCGATAATAAGATCACCAGTTGTTGTGTCTATACCTGATGGTAAACTACCAGCTCCTTCAACTACCTTTAATTTACCTTGAATTGTTTCGCTTATAGTAAGAACACCATCTCCTTCTACAGTTAAGTCACCACTTATAGTAACGTCACCAGATATTGTACCACCTACTAGTGATACATTTAATCTACTGTTTGTAGAATCTAATACAGCGTTTAACGCTTCTTGAGTTGTGTGTGAAAATGCGGCAACTGAATTGCCAGATGAATCTAAAAGTACCTTGTTTAATACTTCTTTTGTTGTAAACTTGTTAATATCAGCCATTGATTACTCCTTGACTTCCTCCACCACCGCCACTAGGGCAAATTAACTATTATTTAAAATCTGCTGGGACTACTGCTCTAGTTCCACCAGTCTTACTTCTTTTTCTTGTACCATATTTCTTTACGGCATTATTAAAACTTCTTTCATGTTGTGCCATTAAACCCATAGCAACCTGTGCTATATTGCCGTCAGTTGCTGTTCCAGCCCTATCCATATATAAACATTTTTTTACATAATCTACAATAGCAGAATGAAATAAATTATCTACATCTGGAGTATCTGTTATTGCAGTTACTCTTTTAGGATTTCCATAGTAATGTATCAAAAGACCATTAACTATATTATGATCTATTGCAGTATAAGATTTTCTAGCTGTTCTCGTTTCACTTTCTGAATCGTAGTTTGTAATGATACCCATGTGATCACCACGAATAAAATAATTAACACTAGCTTCAGGATACTTTATATTACCAGCTAATTGACCAGTGCCTTGAGTGGTTGTAGATATTGTAAAACCTGTATTAAAATCAGAAGCATCTGTAACGCTACCTCTGTTTGTATTTGTAACCGTAACTTTGTTATCGTTTCCAGCACCAACACCAACTGATGCTGAAAAATTAGATAAACCATCTAATGCATTTTTTAATGCTGTTGCAATACCTGAAGCACTATAATCTGTACTTGTAGATACTGAGATAGCAGTCTTACCAGATATAGAAGGATCTGTTCCTACACCATTAAGAACAAAATAAACATAATATTCAACTATTTTATAACCAACATCTGTAGTTGTATCTACTTCTACAGCATTAATAAAAAAATAAGTACTTCTTAATGAATTGCTCGAATCACCTACGGTTACTATCTGTGTTATTTCTTGTGCTAATGCCATTATTCTGGTACGTTTATTGCACTTTCAGATGCAATGTCAAATTGTAAAGGTTCACCATCTAATACTCTAGGTATCCTTATATAATCACCTGCATCATCAAGAATATCTACTCTATAAACTTTATTAACTCCTAATTTTTCACTAGAGGAATCAGAATCACTATCGCCAATACCATAAAACATTTTACCTGATTCTAAATCTATTTTAGCTGATATAGACTTTTGAGAGTATTGACCAAGCTCATTAATAGCATCATTAATAAGCGACATAATGTATGCTTCAGGTGCATCTGGAAATACTTGTCTAACCCTACTTATAATTTGTTTTACCGTTAATGTATGTATTGAATGTGACATATTACCTCACTAACTGTGCTAAACCTTTATCATAATCAGCTTGTAATTTAGCTTGTTGTTTTTCCATTTGAGAATACTCAGTGTTAATTACATTTAATCTTAAAGTAACTTCATTACCATAGCCCTGAGCTATTTGTATTTTAGTTTGGATTTCATTAGCAAATCCTTGAGCCGCATTTAAATATCCACTAACAACTTGATTATATCCACCTACTTGAGATATTCTAGCATTGACTTCGCTTGCATAAGCCGATGCTTCACTAGCAGAAGAAGAAGCTTCTGATAAAAAACCATTACCAGTATTTACATGAGAAGATGCTAATTCAATATCTTCAGCAGTATTAGAAGTTACTGCACTATCAAATTGCGTATTTGCTTCTGCAACTGCTGTATTAATTCTATCAGCCGCTGTATTAATAGCCGCTAGAGCAGTATCTACATCAGCATCAATTTGAGTTGCTGATTCTCCAAGTTGAGTTATAGCTGAATCTACTTGAGTATTTAATTCATCACAAATAGATTGAGTTTCATCTAATTCTGTATTAATAGCAGTTAATGCTGTAGTTATATCTGAGTTTCCTGATTTAGCAGATAATGCATTTTGTAATGACTTTATAGATGCATATAATGGAACTAAATATTCTCCATCATCTGGAAACTTTGCAATAGCAGAATCTCCATAAGCTACTGCTGGATAATTCAATGTTTGAACAATTCCACTTTGAGCATTTGTAGGAGTGGGAATAATATTTAATACATTATCTCTTACAAAAA